CTTGAGTTTCAGTATCAAAAAATGTATAAGTTGGCATCAATTAACTCCTAGTCCACTTATCTGTGTAAGGCCGAACATACAAAGCAGTATAAGTGCAACTCCTATCAACATTATAAATGTATTATCTGGCATCATAATTTTAACTCTAATTGTCTAGGATCACCTCCTAGAACGTGAACTTTATTATTTAGTTCATGAACTCGTTCATTTAGAGTTTTAACTCTAATTTGTAGATAGTTTATATTTTTTTGCATCTCTGCGACTTCTTTTTTCCAAATATTATCCATTGTTAGGGGCTCTTTCTCCGAATCTTCCCTGAGCATCCTCCCCATGTAGTCCCAATAGCCCTCTCTTCTCTCCATCCTTTTTCTCCACAAAAAAATCTGGGACTGAACGCTTAGTCCACTTTGCAAAATATGACTTCTCTACTATATAGTATTTCTGATATGCACGTACAGTGTCATCCCCTTTACATTCTTCAGGCATACACTGTGGGGGATCAGAAAATAATGTTTCAAAATTCATATTCTTTGGTGATTTGAACAGTGGCTGAAGCAACCGTTCTGTAGCATGGTGTTTGCCATACCGATAAGTGTACTCTACCATGAGAGCAACCATGTGGTCATACAGCCATGTGTAATTTTCCAAACTGGAACGAACCCAAATAGTGCTTGGATGATTCTTATGAGCCATCTTGTATAATCCCACTTCGTCTGCATACTCATCACCATCAAGAACACGATGTGCAGTCGATAGCATTTGTGCAGACTCTAGTATCATCTTGACAACGTGTTTATCACACATCATCTGTGCAGAAACTATGGGATTTTTATCAAGATAAAAAATGTTCATGTTGAGACTTTCCAAACCAAATATTTAATTTTATAAGTAAGAAATAATATTTTAATTCTTTTAATCATTTAATATCCCATCTGTAGAAAATGTGGTCTTGGATTTCCACCGTTTTCTGTTTTGTCTTTGCCCAGCCGGGCGTTACATAATCTGCATGGTAGAACAAAGCACCGTCCGTAATATCCAAGAACGGCAGTGTTCCTCTCAACCAAGCTTTCGCATAATCAAAAAATTTAAGAAATGTTTTTGTATCTTTAGGCACATCAGATTTCCCATCACAATACCAACTAAACTGGCATCTATTCTTAATAGGATAGAACACGGCATCATTTTTGTCAAGGGTCTTTCTGGTTTTCCATGATTCTCTCGTAGGCCCTTGTTCGATAACGCCACATATTGTATTAGGAAATCTCTTATCGTTTACTCGATTGAAGACTACAGCTGTAACAGCAAGGATACCAGCGGTTCCCTGATTTCTAGCCTCATGATACATATTCAGTGCTAGACACTGAGCTGTTCGTTCATCATCTTGATCGTATTCTTGATTACTTGATACGATGCTAACTGGAAACAATATTGCTCCAGCCAGTAAAACTACTCCAAGTAATCTACTCATTCACAGGGCCCATAATTTCTTGTGTCTTCATAGCGACAAATTTCTCATCGACTAAAGACATGTTGGTGTTGACGAAGGCAACAACATCACTGGTGGACGTTGCACCTGACTCAATGGCAGACACGATATTGTCTTCCATATCCATTATCCAATTATTCATCTTACCCATAATTCATCTCCTTCATGAATGCTTTGGTTAAAGGGCCTTGCATCTTGTAAGCCTCAACTTCCCAAGGCTGACTAGCATACTTCGTGTTTGTGTAGTTTCGATACTTACCGTCCTTACACTTCCACAACTGTTTGTAACCACCTTTGAATCTATCTTTCATGCGACCTGTGGCACCCTGCCACACATGCACCATTTCATGTATGATGGTTTCGATATACTCTTCTAGGGAAATTTTCTTATGAAGCCGATGGTCAATTTCGATGAAATACTCACGATCATCATCACCACGATAACAGAAACCGTAAGCACCATTTTCCATTGTTTTGGTGAACTCAAGATTGATATCCAGAACACGATGGCGAGGCATCAAAGTATCCATGCACCACCAGATAATCTCATCTGCTAGTTCACGGTTTCTCTTAATACCACCTGTGACTTCAATACAAATCATTGATAACTCCTTATCATCAATATAGGTATTATCGCACATATTGGGGGCCATGTCAAGGAAAATCGTAGCACGTAAGCCCTTGATTACAAAGGAAATGCTAAATTAATTAACCACCCATTGCTGGGCCGGGTATCTGGTCATACTTGGCATCATCAATTACCATGAAATCATCGTTCCAAAAGAACGCTTCTTTAACCACATTTGTAGACAATCCCTTATACTCTTTATGTAGGGCCTTGTCCTTGGCTGCAACCAGAAGTTGTGCTTCGTCAGGGTGCAATCCTTCTAACATTTGCACAAATAGGGCTTCTCTCTTATTCTGGGAAATCTGTCCATTTCCACCTTTGATGAAATTGTACAGCTTCCTCGCCTCATATGCTAGGTCTGTGTGTTCAGTTCCCTCTGGTGCATCATTAGGCACATACGGAACTGGGCCTTCAGGCAACAACCACACAATTTTGGGATCAAATGAAGACTTAATCACCATACGGAGAGAGTCACTATTGTTGTCTTGAAGGTATTTCACCTTCTGTTTCTTGGTCTTCAGTTTACCAAGCTTTTCCAAAACCTCTGAATACAGAGGTGTATATGTTTGTTCGGGCATTTCAAAATTCTCCTATTGAATCGGTTAGAGATTTAAGTCTCTTTTCCATAAAATAATTTAATAATTTACTTCGATCAGGTATCTCCGCTGATCTATATTTATCCAAAATCTCATCTCTGAGTTCTTTTGGACACTCTGTTAGGTCAATAAGTTTCTTGTTTCTCTGGTAGTTTCTCATGACCTCATCATTAGGGGCAACATCTTTAAACTCATGATCTGCCCACGATGATATCTTTTTCTTACCAAGTGGCTTCTGGCGAAGGCCATCAGTAAAAGTGTTATCTGGTGATAATACATTCGGCACTCCATCACTGGAGTCGCCCTTGAACACATGTTCTATCAAATAGTAGTTGGGGTTCTCACCATTAACCATCTTCTTTGTGATAGGACTATATTGTTTTACGTTTGGGTAGCGTTGTAACTGAATAAAATCTTTATCACCAGAGAGAATTAGCACTTCCTCTGCAACCTCTGTAACCAGACTGGCTATGATATCATCAGCTTCTGCACCGTATATCTCTAGAAACTTGTATGGTAGATTCTCTTTGATCTCTGCCTTGATGGTATTCAGGCACTCGAAAATGCTATCCCAATCCTTACCATCCGACTCTCTCTTGGAGCGCCGACTAGCCTTGTATTGTGGAAAGAAATCACGCCTCCAGTAATGTTTAGAGTCATAACATAACACTAATTCACCATATTCTGAAGAGAACCTAGTACGATACATACGTAAAGAATTGAGTATCATGTGGCGAACCATGTTATCATCAGGCTCTGTGTTCTTTGTCATATGCAAATGCATCATAACACTAGCCAGACTAATCTGGTTCATATCAACTAAAATCATTTGTTTTCCTTTGACACATGCATACAATCAAATTGTATTCTGTAGTATCCATTATTTAGATGTGTAGACCAATTCTTTCTACTGATCTTTTCCTCACACACTTTCTGTGTCATTGGGGTATTGTAAACATATTGATTACCTATGTACTCCCAAGCTCCTGTTACGTTTTGCCCCCACATAGAGAGGATCATTACAAATTCTTTCATTGTTTCACCACCATATGAGCGTTAAAACTCATACTCCTTCTTTCCCCCTCACATTGAAAGGGATATACAAAATGTTTTAGCCATGAGGGAAACACTAGTAGTTTACCGACCTCTGGCATAAACTTCAAATTATCACTACGAAAATCTTGAGCGTCACCATAACAAAACTCAATCAGGCCACTGGCAGGATAATGGTCTTTGAAATCATCTGCGATTTCTTCTGCCATGCCCTCTGGTAACTTGAGATAGATAACAGCAGAGAAGTCACCTGTATGGTGGTGCCAAGGGTTGAACTCACCGGCATACTGACTAACAATCCAACTCTGTGTTAAATGTATGTTATCTAAAGTTGGTTTGGCATTACCAGCCATTCTGTGCCAGTTATTGGCTTTTTTTAACTCAAACATATGATCTAGGTAATCTAGGCAACCTTGTTTCATAACCGTGAAAAGAAACTCTTTCTCTTCTTTATTCGAGATAGGAA